CCGCGCGCTCAGTTGCGTGTTAAATTCTTAGGATTCGCCTGAATTAATCAAGCTCCTCCCTTCGGCGACACCTACATCATTCAGGTACCAATCTGAATGAGCGTGGATTCATCCTAAGCGCTTACCACTATAGCTGCTCGTTTATTGAGCTTTCTATCAGGTAACTACTTTAAGGGGCGCAGCGACGTATTCGTCTGCTGGTAAGCCATTACCTCACCAACACAAACGGACAGAGGACCCTGCGTAGACCCCTAAAGCAAGCCTGTAGGCCGCTTTTATATAAGCCTCCGACAACTTGCTTAAGGTTATCGGACTCTCCAACCTCCGAAAACCTCCTGGGGACAACTCCCGATAGAAGAACCCTTGGAATGGAGAGGGTCAGTGGCAGAGACAAGAATTACTTAGTCTCCCAGCCACTCCCAAATTCCCATATCTTCATCCACCAAGAAGCCGGTCTACGCTTCGTTTCTTCAAGTTTGATCTTGCAGAAATCTGGCATATACCGTTCCGTCTTATCTAGACGAGATATGTAATCTGAGAAAGCCTGGAAAGCCTTGTCGAAATCTGATTCCTCGAGGAAGCTAAAAGCCTCAGGACGAGAAAGTCGGAATTGCTCCGCGTCATAAATCTTCGCCCCAATAATGGGCAATAGAAGATACATGATCTGTTGCGAAACCAACTCTTTATCAGTCAGATCAAGGCCTGAACCAGGCTCCGCCGGCTCGAGCGGTGGAATAAACTCTAACGTACCGTAATTGGTCGGACGCATCCAACGGGCATGCTCCGAATACGCATGATCGGTATAGTACTCAAGAAGATTATTCATCTTGAGCTCTAAATCTTTCAGAGGCAATACGCGGAATGAGTTGATCCCGACCATTCCGAACCATTGGTACCAGGAGGCAAACGAAATCTTACTCAACCCCGGTTGGGCTAAAAAGACTAGGATTCGCGATACCACCCGAGACTGTTGTCTCAGACGGCGGCTCAACGAACCTCTAACCTTATAGCCTTTCCCGAGGAAAGCAAGAACGTCCGCCGGTCTCCAGTCATGCCGAAACTTACTTATGAGCAAGAGGAGGGCGTCCAGGGACGAACTAGCTGCCGCGGCCTCACGTAGAGGAAGCGGAGAGCAGTCAATCCCCTTGGCAATAAATCTCTTTGCATACTCGAAAGTCCC